TTGTAATAGCAGATATAGATTTGTCTGCCTCTGTTATTTGTCCTTGGTCTTTAAAAAATCTTATGTACTGGTTGCCAAACTCTAATATGTATGCTTGTTCGTCATTAAATTCAAAAGGTATAAGTCTTGTAGTTGCAGACGAATCTTTTACTTCACAAATAAATCTAGAGCCATATCTTCTTGTAGCTCCACCTTGTGGGAACACAGTCATGTTTTCTAGTGTTTCTACACCATTAGGATATTTTTTAAAATCTACTTGACCTGCTAACTTAGGACTTAGTTCCCCTGCAGTAAAATTTGTTTGTATTGGATGTACTCTAGCCATTATTTCCTGAAGTCAGTAAATGTATCTGAAACCAGGTCGTCCATAAAACTTTCTTGCCCATCAATAGCCCTAGCTTCTTTAAGCTTTCTTATATACAATACTTCCATTTGCTCCTGTAATTTTGCACTATTTGTTACTGGATAGGCTAAATCTGCAGCTAAACGAGCTGTTAATGTATCTACAAATAAAGCATCAAATAGTGTTGGGTCTGTTATTTGTGCAATATACAAAATTCTAGCTGGACTTTCATCTGTTAATAATACTCTTCCTTGTCCTTCTAAATGTTCTATTTTATAAATGTAATCTTGATACTCCATTTGTAATACTCTTAAACATAATGGACTTGTTGGTAGTGCATATTGATAAGAATATTCAAATGCTGGTGTATCTGAAAGTTGAGCTAATGTTGCTCTTGTTATTGCAAAGTTCCAAGGATGCGCTCTTAAAACTAAATCTCTTGCTGGTGCATAAAATGCATTACATAATCTAGCTCTTTCTGTATCATCTGTAAGCGAAGTTATAGGGTCATCTCCTAATCTTCTTAAAGCATTTGCACATATTGAAACTTCTGTTGCCATAATATCCTCAGAGGGTAGCCGAAACTACCCCCTTATTGTTGTTTTTAGTCTACAACATATGTAACGATAACTGATACATCACCAGCTGCTGCTGTTGCTGCTACGTTAGAAATAGTTAAAGCTATTCTTAAAACCCCACCTGGGTCTGATGATAAACCACCATCTTCCCAAGCAAAGTTAGAAACTGCGTTAATGTTTCTAGCTTCGA